GTTGACTGCCTGGTCATCTAACCTTTGAGGTGATCTAGCAATACATGCTTCGCTACCAAGGGGCTTTTGCCCTTATCAAAGTGCCGCCGCTACGGGCATGGCGCACTATGCTTGGTTGTTCTGTTGAGTGATGGTGAAAACACCATAATCAGTCCAATCCTGACGTACGTAACCTGTCCGAGAAAGCAACTATCTCATTCCCCGAAAGTAATGAATAAAACTACTTTACGAGTACCTGAAAAAGATATTAAGCGAGATATGTCGACTGCGATAATTAAGTTGTGTTATTTAACACCAGAATTAACGCGTTGACGCTCGAAACACCGTTTTGTTGCTTGGGTCTACAGAAGGGTACGATCCGGCTCATTATCATCCTTGAAAGAGATAATGAATTATTTAATAAGATTGGTGTTAGAAACCGTTTCTACTAATCCTAGACCACCCTACAAGATCCCTCGCTTTTTATACCCTCTGGTCCGCATTGGACGTAAGGACGAACGCAATCGTGTAGGTGTGTTATCTATATTCAATGTGCATCGAATGTTGTACATGGATCCAGAGTTTGATACTGAGAGTATTTCTTCTCCTTTCTCTGGCAGCTGGCCCGACGCTAACATTGGGATGTTAGAAAAGGCGGCGAAGACTTTATTACCCAAATCCTTTAAACTGGATTGGGGGCAGCAAGATTATAAGTGAGTGAGATCTTGGAGCGCGGGCCCTTCTGGGGCACCGGCTTACGAGTTCGCTTACGAAGATTTTGCCTCATGTTTCTCTACAACGGTGGGTCACTTTGTGATGAACTACATAAATGTGTTCCCGGACATCGATATTCCCGGCCGCTTAAAAGGAGAATTGAGCATGATGGACAGCTTTCTTAGTAAGAGAGATGACGAGGAGGGACTCCCCTACGAAACAATAAGTAAGGGTCATACCACTCGTTCCTCAATGAAAGTGAAAGGTAACTATGCTAAGGGCTTATATAATCGCCTTAAGGCCCTTCAAAGGCCGGACATAGAGGGTTGCCTAGAGTCTTTACGATCTAGTACCTTAACCTTCTCGAAAGTCTATGAGATTATGAACACTATAGCCTATGCTTGTCCTTCTGAAATATACTGTCATTCGAAATTACATTTCTTGTCTGACAAGGGAGGTAAGACTAGAGTGATAGCGATGGGTGATGTTTTAACCCAAACGTTAGTACACGGTCTTCATAAGACTATCTTTAGAGCTCTTAAGATGATGCCTACTGATGGTACAATGGACCAAATTCGGCAGAGAGAAAGAGTGAGGAATGCAACTCGAGGATCTCGGGTATTATACTCAATCGATATGAAATCATGTACAGATCGGTTACCGGCTATTTTTCAATTGCTGGTACTTTATTTCTCAGGATTACTATCCCTAGAGCAATCTGTGGCATGGTACCTGCTGATGGTGAAAAGATTCTTCGTCTACACATCTAGGCGAGGTTTCAAACGTAGAGTTAGTTATTCTGTCGGGCAACCAATGGGGTTGTTATCCTCCTGGAGTGTGATGGCACTTTCGCATCATGCTCTTGTAAAATGAGCCTCTGCTACTTGCGGCCTTGAAAGCTTCGAGGAGTACGCGATTTTGGGCGATGACATAGTCATCTGGAACCATTGTGTTGCTGAGGAGTATTTAATACTGTTAGAGGGATTAGGAGTACAAGTTTCCGTCTCCAAAACCTTTACCGAAGAGGGACTAGCGGAGTTTGCCAAAAGCTACTACCGCCGGGGCGTGGATTTGAAACCATTGCCTGTCTCACTCTTGCCTCCACGACAAGATTTTGCTGCTGCTATGTTGGTTGATATTGCTACTAATCTATCCTTCAAAGGTATATTAGAATGACCATGACTACTTAAGGCATTTCCCAGCCTTAAGAGGAGTGATATGTCGACCATTTTTGCTGTATATAACGTGTCGCGCAGCGGCTCTAGCATTAAAGAGCACGCTGTGGAGTTATTTCAGTTATCAGTGCTGGATTTTAATAAGAAATTATTAAACATCCCGAAAAACACTGATGTGGATGCTTATGAAGCGCTATCCTTTATTTTCTCTTCTGAGACAAGGGTGGCTAACCAGCCGAGTAGGCCATGACGGGTTGCCCGGCTTTGAGGCCAGCAACCAAGATGTGGTCCTACTTATGAGCATTATGTGGATCCAAACACATGAGGCTTGTTATCTGCACAGTGTGAGAATGTGACTCAAGAAACATTCCGCCTGAGTATTTGGGTTGGGGAGAACTTCTGCATGTGAGATCCTTCGTTATGGGGTGTTATACATCCCATCAAGCTGATGGATTCCGGTTTCTTAACTTTAGTAGATAAGAAATTGGCGAAATTTTCAATGGCTCGTTTCCGGACCCGTGGTATACTGAAGTATTTTAATATGGAAGTTACTCCGGTGCCTTGATCGGCTTGAAACCAATCAATGCATAAAAGTTCGTTGATAAGACCAAAGAAATGGAAAACAACTTTCATACTGGCGGGGAGTATACCTCCTACTAGTGATAGTAGTGAGTAAGCCCCTTAAGGGAAATCTCTGTTCTTTAAGGACTAATTATTAGTTATAAGACAGTTTCCGCTACCCTACTTAGTAGAGGCGCGAGCCACCCTATAACGGGGAAAAGCTTGTATAACAAAGTACTTAGAGACCGAAAATCAGAAAGTAGGTTAGAAGTGAAACCAATTCTTTCTACGTGAGGATAAGGTCGAATTCACGTATATAATGAATTCTTACTTTTGTTTTGTA